GCATGGACTGACAGGAGAATAACTGCAAAATGAAAATAACAATTTATAGCAAACCAAACTGCCCGTATTGTAATATGGCAAAGAATCTAGCAGAAATGAAAGGTGCTGAAGTAAGATATCTTATGCTCGGAGAGGACTTCGATGCTAAGAATTTTATGGCAGAGTTTCCAACAGCTAGAACTTTTCCACAGATTATATTAAATGGCACGAAGATTGGAGGTTATACAGAACTGGAGAAAGCACTTAGTGAGTAATATTTTCAGTAAGAAGAAAATTCAGTACAAATTTCAAGAAGATAAGATTCTAAGAATGGTAAAGAATTATATAGATAGCACTTATGGTGCTCACTATTCTATGAATAAGATTCAATCTACAGAGTTTATTGTAGACGCAGGACATGCTGATGGTTTCTGTATTGGAAACATTATTAAGTATGCTCAAAGATATGGTAAGAAAAACGGAAAGAATGAAGTAGATTTACTCAAGATAATCCACTATACAATTATTTTATTAGGAAGTGAAGATGGCAATAAAAAGTAAATCACATGAAAAATTAACAGATACTAACATACAACATGTAGTATCATTACTAGAAGCAGATAATCCTATCACCAAAAAGGAAGCCTGTGAGATTCTGAATATTAGGTATAACACGACCAGACTTCAGAAAATTATAGATGACTGGCGTGATACAATGGAGTTTCGTGAAAGGCGACGCTCTATGAATAAAGGTAAACCCGCGAGTGAAGATGAAATCAAAACAGTAGCTCAAATGTATATTGAGGGATTTAACATTTCTAGTATAGCTCAATCCATCTATCGTTCTCCAGCTTTTGTGAAAGCGATAGTAGAAAGGATTGGGATTCCTATGAAACTTGCTGCAACAGACTATGAAGGCATACGAAATGCTATGCTTCCAGAGCAGTGTGTAAGTGATAGTTTTCAAGAAGGAGAAATTGTTTGGGCAATTCGTAAGAATTTTCCAGCAAAAATAATAAGAGAACATACAAACATAGACTACGAAGCTAGATATGGTTGTAAGTGTTATTTAATATATACAATTGAAGAAAATGATTTTGAAGGAACATTCTTTCCCCATGTGCAATATGGTGGAAGATATTCGTCTCAGCTCGCATATGACTTAGGAAGTCTAAGGCATTTGGAGCAATATGGAGTTAAGTTTATTAATTAAAATACTAGTAGCCTTCTATATTTCAGGAGTAGCTATTTCAATGTATACAATATATTTACCAAGCTATAGAATCATATGTTCAATTGATAGAAATAATATATTGGCAAAGAAACCAATCTTATCTTTTCTTATAGTATTAGTAATCTTTACCATAATGTTTCCATTTATGGCATGGATTATATTATTTGACGACAAGGTAGAGAAGTTTCAAAATGGTTTTATAAAAGGAGCAATGGGAATAAATGATAGAAAATAAAGAATTTGAAGTATTTTCAAGTTATGTAAAAGGCGACCTTCAAGCAGACACTATAAAAATAGGAGATGACTGGGGTTGTGCATTTTATAGAAGCGGTGAGTTTATTAAAACAGAAACTTACAAGGGACATAGTGAATCATACGCAGAAGATGCAGCGGATAACTATGTATTTGGAATTAAAAAATTATAATGGCAATTTGGTACATGAGATTATTAGAAGAAGAAGCAAAAGCAGAAAAATATGTAGAATCAGAGCTTCCACAAAACGAACAAAAGAATAAAGGTTGGTATTGGGACTCTGAAACTAAAAAATTCTACAGGTGGGATAATCTCCCAAGGAGTTGAATAATGAACTATTTATTAGAAGCATTATGTAAAAAATTAGAAGGCGAAATAGAAGTAGCCAAGGCAAATGTTATGGTGTATCAAAGAAATTCAGCAGGAATTGGAGAACACCCAGACATAGTTGAAGCTATCGAATCTCAGGTTGCTAAAATAGCAGAAGCAGAAGATAAGTTAGAAACAATCAAAAGGCATTTTAGATAAGGAAACGAAAAATAGTTCTTGACACCGCCTTAAAATTTTTATATAATATAATTATATTTTAGAAGAACAGTTAATGAGTGATAGATTTTATATGCAACAACTACAAGCTACTGGATGGGCTCCAGGCTATCGTAATACTAACAGCATAGAAGAATACAAATCACAATTTGGCTCAATCAACAGGAGAAAAAGTATGTCGTGGACAGACGAGAAAAAACAAGAAGCAGTTGACATGTATGTCGCTGAAGAACCTACTCCAGAAAACAGTATGGAGATAGTAAAAGATATCGCAGAACAGCTAGAAGAATCTCCAAATGGTGTTAGAATGATTCTTACAAAGGCAGGTGTATATGTAAGAAAAACTCCAGCAGCAAGATCTTCAGGCGGTTCAAGCGGTGGTGGTAGAGTTAGTGTAGCTGACGCTCAATCCTCCTTAACCAGTGCGTTAAGTGATGCGGGTCAGGATATTGATGAAGCAATCATTTCAAAACTAACTGGTAAAGCAGCTAACTACTTTACTACAATAGTAAATAACCTAAACTCTTAAGTTAAGGAAATTTAGCTAGGGTATCTTAGGATGCCCTAGTTTTTTGCATCCATAGTATGTAACCAAAAAATTTACAATTCAAATAATCATTTGTTAGATAAATTTGGAGGAAATATGACAAAGGATGAATTTAAAAGAAAAATAGATGAAGCGGGTGATGCTGTGGTCACCTACAAAAGTAAAAACTCACGCAGATCAAAATACAATATATGCACTAGAGATTTTTCAACAAAGTATATTGCTGAAAAGAAGAATAGAGCAAAAGAATCAAATGATACAGTCCTCCTGTTTTGTTGGGACACGGACTCGTATCGTCTATTAATGCCGAAGAATGTGACAAGCATTGTTCCACTTAACAGGATTATAAGAAATGATAGACCTTAGTGCACCCACCAAATACGAAAGAGTAATTAACGAGAAGGATACTGAACAACTTCGTTTAGTAATCAATACTTTTCGTGGAGTAGAATATCTTTCACTTCGTAAATATTATCTTGACTTTGATGAAGAATGGTTGCCTTCAAAGGAAGGCATATCTATACCTTTAGATATTGAAAATGCTCAAGAACTTTTTACAGGATTAGTTGAAATATTATCACTTGCAGAAAGTAAAAGTATTCTCGAAGAAGAGTTCAAAGAAATTTTAGACCAAATTTACCTGACCTGAAAATAGTTCTTGACAAATCCTTAAAAGCCGTGTATAATATTATATATGATTATAAAAGGAAGTTTAAGTTATGACCAATATGGTCGCAAAAGAAAGAAAAAGGTAACTAAGGCGCGTTCGTCTAGTTCGGTCAGGACACATGGTTTTCATCCATGCAACACGGGTTCAAATCCCGTACGCGCTTCCAGTAAGCACATACCTAGTGCCGAACCTAAACCATACACAGTACCAGAAGATACGAGCTATAAGAAAGAAGTAAGTAAGAATTACACAGTATCAATTGCATACAACAAAGGTGCATATCAAGTAATTCCTAAGGATGAAGTCAAACATATCGGAAAATAGTTCTTGACTTTTGGTTAAAAAATTAGTATAATATATAAATGTTAGAAAATCTTATCAAACGAGCAGCAATCAGCTACTATCAGGGCAACCCTATCATGTCAGATGAGGTTTTCGATCACCTAGTTCAAATGGCTACAGAAGAAAGTATTGGTTATAAAAGTTCTTATGAACGCCGATACAAGCATATGTTTCCTTTGTTCTCCCTCCAAAAAGTAATACAAGGCGTCGATTCCCCTCCAGATTGGGGAAACGACGACTTTGTTGTCACTCCAAAGTTAGATGGGGCTGCCATTAGTGTTTTATATGGCGGAGGTGAATGTCAAAAAGTTTTAACAAGAGGCGACGGGGTTGAAGGGTTAGATATAACTCACCTAGTCAAAGGCAGTCTAGTGCCTCTTTGTATTGATTACGAACCCGTAATCCAAATCAGTGGAGAAGTCGTAGCTCCGAAAGAAATCCCTAATGCAAGAAACTATGCAGCGGGTGCGCTCGGACTGAAGGACAGGCAAGAATTTCTCAAAAGAGATTTACACTTTGTCGCACATGGATGTTCTCCCTACCCTACAGACAATTTCGTTTCAGACATGAAGTTTCTATCCGATTTAGGAATAGAATCATGCACACTTAGTGATTACACTTGTTTTCCCCAAGATGGTCTGGTATATCGTGTTGCTCAGAACGATAGATTTGATGCACATGGATATACCAGTCACCATCCTAGAGGAGCATTTGCTCTTAAGAAACAAGAGAAAGGAGTAGTCACTACACTTCTTGATGTAGTATGGCAAGTAGGTAAATCAGGTGCAGTATCACCTGTTGCACTACTCGAGCCAATTGACATTGAAGGTGCAACTATTTCAAAAGCAACTCTACACAACAAGTCTATAATTGAAGCACTTGACTTGAAAATTGGGTGCAAAGTAGAAGTTATAAGAGCAGGAAAGATTATACCTCAAGTTTTAAGGAGAGTAAATGACTGAAGTCGAATTACTAAAAGCAGAAATAGCATATTTAAACAAGAGATTATATGAAGCATATGAAAAAATCGCAAAACTTTCATCCGAAAGAAATAGAGAACAGCAAAAGAATCTTCAAGAGTGCAACTCCTAAGTACACGATTGATTGGTATGTAAAGTGGGTGGCTTCACTCATTTTACTTTGTGCTATGGTAGTAAGAGCTGCTGGATACAGCAATACTCTTGATACGTTTCTATCCTTTCTTGGATGCCTAGGTTGGCTTTTTGTTGCATTTGCGTGGAAAGATCGCGCACTTGTAATGTTGAATAGTATCGCTTGTTTTATTTTACTTACAGGATTATTGACAAACTTAAATGGCTAATACACTCAGACAAAAGATTGAACTACGTATGCAAATTCTTGAAGAAATGATGAAAAGAAATATGCAGATTCATGACCCAGAAACAGTAAATTTATTTCTAGATAGACTTACTTACTGTTGGGGAGTTATGAATGAAGAAGATCGTGACTTTGTTCAAGGTTGTCAGTTTGCACTTGAAGAAAAACATGAGTGGAAATGAGCGGAGTCTATAATCAAACTTACTTTAACAATCACCCACTTGAAAAAGATAGAGAGGGTGTTCTCTACGGAGTTATTTTAGTAAATAAATCCACTTGGGAACGTGAATGTATTAAAGTAGGAATTGCCAGTGGAAAGGACTGGCGGCACGTTATCAAAAGAAGTCGTGGTTTTCAAGGCTACGATTTGCGTATTCAGCGCACTTACCATGATACTATTTATAATTGTTGGAAGTTCGAGCAAGAGCTACATAAGAAGTTTAAGCATGACAGTTATAAGCCAAAACAAAAATTTGGTGGTCACACAGAGTGCTTCAAAATTTCGTCGCTTATTTTGCAGGAGTTCCCAAAAAATAGTTCTTGACAGATGCTTATTCTTTTGATATAATATATTTATAAAATTTAGAGAGAAGTGAATTTGAGAGAAATAATTATACCAACACATTGCCCAGCTTGTAACACAGAGTTAGACATTGTGAATGACCAATTATTTTGTCGAAATGACACTTGTCCCGCCAAATCATCAAAACGAGTTGAGCACTTTGCTAAAACACTTAGAATCAAAGGTCTCGGTTCGGCTTCGATTGAAAAACTAGATTTACAGGACTACCATGATATTTACTCTTTAACAGAGGACGAAATATCTACCGCCCTAAAGTCGGAGAAGCTCGGAGAGAAATTGTTTGCTGAGATAGAAAATTCTAAATCAGCAAATTTAACAACTCTCCTTCCAGCTTTTTCGATACCGCTGATAGGTTCTAGCGCATCTAATAAGTTAACGAGAACAATCTCGGATATTTCAGAGATAACCTACCAAAGATGTATAGATGCTGGTCTGGGGCCTAAAGCGGCGTCGAATTTAGTTAATTGGTTAGATAATACATTCTATCCAATGGAGTATGATGATTTACCTTTTACATTTACTTGTGAGAAGTCCGAAGTCGACAACACTCCTAAGAAAGGTGTTGTTTGTATTACAGGTAAACTTAAGAGCTACCCGACTAAGGCTGTAGCACAAGAAGTTTTACTAAAACATGGATTTGAGACAAAGGATAACCTTACAAAAGATGTGACGATTCTACTAAACGAAAGTGGAATAGAATCAGCAAAAACTAATAAAGCCCGAGATATGGGCATAATAATTTACGATAATATTAAAACTTTAATCAAGGAAAATTAAAAATGGCATTACCAAAATGGACAGATGAAAGAACACAGCAACTAGTGGACTTCATCGGTGACCAAAGCCCTGTATCACAGGCAGTAGTTGCTGAAGCAGCTGATCATCTTGAAACATCAACAAGATCGGTTTCTTCTAAATTAAGAAAAATGGGTTTTGATGTTGAATTAGCTTCAGCATCAGCAAGCAAATCTTTCTCAGACGAGCAAGAAGCTACTCTTAGAAACTTTGTTCAAGATAACTCAGGTTCTTACACATATGCAGAAATCGCTTCAAACTTTGAAGGCGGACAATTCTCTGCTAAATCAATCCAAGGAAAAATTCTTTCTATGGAATTAACAGAGCATGTTAAACCTGCTCCTAAAGTAGAAACAGTTAGAACTTATACTCCTGAAGAAGAAGGAACATTCGTTGAGATGGTTAACGGTGGTTCTTTTGTTGAGGAAATCGCAGAAGCTCTTGGCAAAAGCGTTAACTCAATCAGAGGTAAAGCTCTTTCTTTACTTAGAAGTGGCGATATCAATGCTATTCCTAAGCAGAAAGAAACCAAAGGTTCAAGCAAAGCTGACGTTTTAGCTGACCTAGAGATTGGTGAAATGACTGTACAAGAAATTGCTGACGAAATCGGCAAAACTGTAAGAGGCGTTAAAACAATGTTAACCAGAAGAGGTTTACAATGTGCTGATTACAATGGTGCAGCTAAAAAAGAAATAGGCTAATAAGCAATATTTAGCGGGGAGGGGCAAACCCTCCCTTTTTTTGAGAGAGAGTTATGAATATTGCGAGTGCGTTACTAAAACAATTAATAGTACAAAGAGATTTAGATACTTGGGCTCAGGTAAAGGAGATTTATTTACCAAATGAGTACCGAGGGATTTTTAACATCTTGGAAAAGCACGTCGACAATTATCAATCTCTCCCAACTTTTGAGGAACTTCAATACGAAGTTCGTGACTCAAAAACACAAGAAAAACTCTCAGCCATTCAATCAATCGAAGTTGAAGTCGATGCAGACATGCTTCTTGATTATCTAAAGAATGAATATGCCCAAGTAGAAATATTAGACGAACTCGACAAGTATGTCGATAAAACTGTTACTATGGCAAGTGCTGAGGAAAATATAGAACAATTACAAGAAATAGTACTAAAGGTAAGTGACAAGGTTGATATTACTCCACCTTCAGAAAGTATGCAAACTATAACACTTTTTGAAGATGAAGAACAAAGGTCGAAGTATTTACCTTTAGGACTCAATACAGAATATGATTCCTCGGTGAAATTCTCACCGAAAGATTTAGTGCTTGTTGGTGGTAGACGAGGTTCAGGTAAGTCGTTGACTTCCTGTAATCTTGCTGTCAATGTTTATGAATCTGGTAGAAGTGCAGTATATTTTACTATCGAAATGGACAGTCGTTCCATTCTACAAAGAATGTGCTCCATTGCTACAAGAGTTCCATTTACAAATATTAGGGACAGAAGTCTCAGTAATGAAGAATGGAATCTTGTAGCAGGTTGGTGGGCAGGTCGTTTTGATGGTGGACATGAACTTTTACAAGAGTTTGAACTCAACAGAGATTTTGACGAGTTTCACAGAAAACTTGTCAAAAGAGAATTAAACAAAGAAAAGCAGATTGATGTTATTTACGATCCTGCTCTCACTCTCTCAAAAATTCAAAGCGAACTCGATAAGAGAGTAGCTCGTGCTGACATTGGGATAGTTATTGTTGACTATCTTAACCAAGTCCGCCGCCACAATGCACCTTCAAGAAACAGTCAATACGACTGGCAAGAACAAATCGAGATTAGTAAAAAGATGAAATCCTTTGCACAAGAGTACGAAACTCTAGTGTTTGCCCCTTACCAGACAGACAATACAGGCGAAGCTAGATTTGCAAAGGGTATCTTGGATGCTGCAGACGCAGCTTACTCACTTGAAACATGGGAACCAGCAGATAAGTGTATGACATTTAACTGTACGAAAATGAGAAATAATGAAGTAAAAGGTTTCTCAAGTGAAGTAGATTGGAAATCACTAAAGATTGGCCCGAACTCAGCAATTACCCCTGCTGAAAAAGAGAAGATGAGAGAGGATATGGGTATGGGGGATTCAGATGAAAACGCACAGGAGAAGTTATAATGTTAATGTATACTGAAAAACAATTAGAAGAATCCTATACAATCTTTGTATTTGGATTAGTAGAAATTAGAAATAAACAAAATGTACCAATAGATATTCCTACATTAGAAGATTTCAGACAGATATATGAAGAAGGCTGGAATCAAATATTAGAGGATGAATGGTATTTTGATGGAGGACAAGATGGCAGCGGATCGTATCACTAAAGAAACTGCAGATTTAATAGCAATACCACCTCTTACGATAGAAGTACAAAAAGTAAAGTTTATATTAAATCAGAAAAAAGTACAAGAGAACATAAAAAATGTTCCATTAAATGAACCTTTAATGGAAAGTATTAAAAAGCATGGTATTATGTCACCAATGCTTACAATGAACAACTATTGGCCTATAGCGGGGTCGCAAAGAATACGCGCACTATGGGAACTTATCAAAACTGAAGAAGATGGATATGCATATAAAGATATTAAAGTCGAACTTCATCGCTTTGATAAAGATTGGTGGAACATGTATCTACTTTGGCCAGACAAAGAGTTTGTAAATACTGCTCTTGCAGTATGGTTTCAAACTGTAGAACTTGCATGGAAAAGTAAAGTATATGAGTTCACGAAAGATGATAGTGGAGTAGAAATGACAGAATTTGAAAAATTAGGAGATGAATTAAAAGGATGGAAACACAAATCATCACAGAAAACAACAGATTAAGAACATTTTCAAAAGAATTTGAAGGAACTTTACCTGAAGCTCTTAAAATATTTGTAACGCTTCGTAAAGCTATGGAAGAACACAAAGGAATTGGATGCGCTGGTATACAAGTTGACTTACCAGTACGAATCTTTGCAGCAGGTAATCCTGCACAACTTTTCATAAATCCAAGAATAGTAAGTAAAAGTTCCGTTACAAAAAGTGATTGGGAAGGATGTTTAAGTTGTCCCAATGCTATGGTAAAAGTAAGAAGATCGCATAGTATAGAACTTGAATATGAAACTATACTCGAAGATAGAATAGAAAAAGTAAAAACAAAGTTCAAAGGTTTTGATGCTCGTGTAATTCAGCATGAGTTTGACCATTTGAACGGAATATTAATTATAGACAAAGGAAAAGTATACAGACCATGAGAAATGCATATGATTTTTATCCCACTCCAGAGTGGTGCTATGAAAAACTTCCTATAAATTGGAATTTATTTGATACAGCATTAGAACCAGCAGCAGGAGATGGTAGAATAGTACGCTTTTTACAAAAACAAAAGCTACAAGTAAGTTCGTGTGAAATACAAGAAGGTACAGACTTTTTTGAACATGAAGGAGAATATGACTTAGTATTTACAAATCCTCCTTTTTCTCTTGCACAAGAGTTTATAGAACACGCAATGACAATGGCACCAACAATTATAATGCTGCTAAGAATTAATTTTCTTGGGGCACAGTCTAGACATGATTTTTGGCAAATGTATCCACCTGATGGTTTAGTAATATTAAGTAAGAGGCCTTCTTTTACAGGACAAGGTACAGATGCCACAGACTATGCTTGGTTTATCTGGAGCGATATTGAAGAATTAAAAGGATTAAAGTGGATTAAATGACAGTAGAAGAATTACTCGCAGAAGAAAGAATACCATTTAAAGTTTCACCAGCAGACTTTATTGTGTCGTGTTTAAATCCTGAACATGACGACAGTAATCCAAGTATGAGAATTGATAAGATTACTGGTATATTCAACTGTTTTTCCTGTGGTTTCAAAGGAAATATATTCAAACTTTATGACAAACCAAGTAACTTTCTTGATATAAAAAGAGAGAAATTACGACAAAGAATAGAAGAAAAAAGGTCGGCTTCTGTAGGATTAAAAATGCCTACAGATATTATGCCGTATCTAGGAAATGAAAGAAATATAAAACCAGACACTTATAAAAAGTTTGAAGCATTTATGTCAAGTCGCTCTCCATTTGGAGACAGAATTGTATTTCCAATTCGTGACATCACAGGAAAAATCGTTGCCTTTAATGGCAGACTGAGGCAGAACTCACATATAAAAGATCAGCCAAAGTATGTCATACATCCTCCCAAAGCGATTATGCCCATGTATCCCACTAATATTACTCCCATCAAAGGTAGAGTGATATTAGTGGAGGGCATTTATGATGTAGTTAATTTGCACGATAAAGGATTAACAAATGCTCTGTGTTCGTTTGGAATATCAAATATAACACCAGAGAAATTATTACTGCTCAAAATGAAAGGTATAGAACAGATAGATATTCTGTTTGACCCCGATGATGCAGGACAAGCTGCCGTAGAGAAAGTTCAAGAACTCTGCGATAAAGTAGAAATTAAACACTACCATGTAAGAATTCCACCAGAGTATGGAGATGCTGGAGAACTAAACGAGAATACAGTATTAAAACTCAAGGAGAATCTGTATGGCACATAGACCTAAATATGAATGGCAAGAACATCACTTTGACCATTTACATCAAGAATTAGATAATGGAAAAACTTATGGAATTATCTATAAAGAGTGGCCGTTTAGGGATATGATTGATGGAGTAATAAACGATCTCGTTACTGACCCAGGAACAGGAGAAAAAGGTAGACCAAGTAGAGATTCTGTAAGAAAAAGAGCAAAAAATCGTTGGATACGAGAAGGAAATATAAACTATACCAACGCTCAATGGACTGAAGAAGAAGAAAAAGATTTGATACTTGCTTATACTTTATGTGAAGGAAGCATGGAAGAAATAGAAAAATTATATAAAGAGTGTGACATGCCTCGAAGCCCTAATGCGATTGTCTGTAAAGTTCAAGAACTTCAGTCAGAAGAACTGTTACCTAGATATGAACACAACCACAAAGCAACTGTTCGCTACAAAGATTGGACAGAACACTTTTTAAAATGTGGACTAGAAGTAATTGGCAATTCTTATGGAGGTGCTTTTAAAACTTATAAAGTTCAATGTTTAGCTTTTGGGCATAAACAAGAAAGAAAAGCATCCACAACACATAATGAAGTTGGATGTAAATTTTGCTCTGCTGCAGGAAAAGTATCGTTATCAGTATTAAAAGATTTACCTGAAGGAAAACTACCTTGTGTAACTTATTGTGTAGAATTTAGAGATGGAGTTATAAAAGTAGGACATGCAAACAAAGGAGCAGAAAAAAGAGGAAAAGGTTGGCCGCCTTTCAAAATATTAAAAGAAATATATACAACTACTTATCATGCTAGAAGAATAGAAGTAGCAACACATCATGATTTTGAAAGAATAAAGTTGTATGAGCCAATAGCAGGAAACGGAGGAACAGAATGTTTCCAACCAATTTATAAACAATCAATTTTAAAATACTTAGAAGAGGAGGAAAGGAATTTACCCGAAGATGCAAAAAATATTACTTGACAAAAGGTTAAAATTCCTGTATAATATATATTA